CGACTAAGGAGGATGAAGTAAATGCTAACCTTGAATTTCTTAACGCCTTAAATGAGGCACTAACTAACAATTAATTATTTATTATGGAAAACTTAAATCCACAAGACGTAGTTTCTAACTTAGAAGCTAAAGCTGTTGAAACTGCTAACGCAGCTATCGAAGCTAAATCTGTAGACTTTACTGCTGAACTAGAAGCTAAGTCTGCTCAATTAACTGAAGCTATTGAAGGGAAAGTAGATACTGCTGCTCTTGAATTAGTTCAAAAATCAATCGATGACCTTGCAAGTGAGGTTAAAAACTTTAACACAAAATCAACTGAAACAATGCCAACAAACGAATTCAAATCTTGGTTAGAGACCGCTTCTAAAGAAGTAATGGAATCTAAAAACGCTACTGCTACTTTTGAAGTAAAGAATGCTTCTACTGTAACTTTAGGCGCTGCTGCTGCTACATCTACTCCTTCTAGAGAAGATCGTCAAGACGCTATCGAGTTTAACCCTCACCAATTAACTGCTGCTAAATACTTATCAGCTAAAACTGGAACTGGTACTTCTTACCGTTTCTCTTCTGCTGGAGCTGCAACTGACAACTCTGGAGGAAAACTTAAAGGTGCTGCTTTCGGAAAGACTTCTCTTTCTGTAGCTGACCAACAGACTCCTTATGTTACTATGGGTCACATCTTAACTGTTCCTCGTGAAGAGTTAGCTGACACTACTAACTTAGAGAACTACTTCCGTGAAGATATGAGAGGTTACTTAATCGACACTATCAACAGCCAAATCTTAAGTGGTGCTGGTGGAGCTGATGCTCTTAAAGGTATCGAGTCTTGGAAAGCTCCAAGTGATCAAGCTGCTTTCGAATCTTTCTTCGGATCTCTAGCTGATTCTTACGGAACTGCTGCTAACGAAATCGACGTAATCAACGCTGCTGTTGCTTCTTTCAAAGGAATCAACTTCACTGGTGAGAAAGTTGTATTTGTTAACCCAGCTTTAATCGCTAAGTTACAAGGTATCAAAGGTACTGACGGACACTACCAATTACAATCTACTGTAGACGCTACTGGAAAAGTACGTTCTTTCTTAGGTGGAGCTGAATTGATCGAAGTTCCTGCAGTTGCTGCTGGTGAGTTCTACATCTTTGACCGTTCTGAGGTTAAGTTTGTAACTCGTGAAGGTATGAAAATGGAGATGGGTTATACTGGTGATGACTGGGAAAGAAATAACGTAAGCTTAAAAGTTTATGGTCGTTTCGCTCTAGTTGTTGGTAAGCCTGATGCTATCCAAAACGGATCTTTCGCTAACGCTATCGCTGCGTTAAACGCTTAATATTAATTGATATATGCCTCCTCTTCGGAGGGGGCTATATTATAAACCTCCCCTGGTAGGACTAAAACCAAAGAATTATGGACAATCAAATTATAAGTACTATAGGTGTCACAGAACCTGTTACGTTGCTAGAAGTTAAGAACTATCTACGTATAACTAACAATAGAGATGATGACTATATTAACAGCATTATTCCAAACGCTAGAATGCGTGCGGAGAGATATCTTAACAGTGATATCGTATCTAAACAGAGACGTGAGTACTTTGCTAATATAAGCGAAGCTATAAACTTACGCTATAGCCCCATCGCTTCAGTTGATACTGTATTAATTGATGGTGAGACTATGACTGTTGATACAGACTACACTGTAGAGGGGTTAGATAATCCCCTCTTTAAATTGGAGCAAGGCTCTGCCGACAAAGTGACTATTACATACACTACGTCTGGTATTGACGCTTCATTAATCAAGCCTGGGATACTGGCTTTAGTAGCTGAACTTTACCACTCAAGAACTGAGAAGGTGTCAACTAACTGGAGAAGTTTCCTTTCACCGTTTAAAGTGTTTGGATACCATGGCGTTCGATAAAAAGAACATAGGCACTAGAGAGGACTATTTTATAGCTCGCTCTAACAGAGCTCAAGGAGATCAAGCCTATGACGATGATGGACTTCCCATCTACACAGCTCAAGACAATATAGAGTTTTGGGGTTGCGTAGAGGACTTACCTAGTGTAAGGACTGACTACATGGGTAGATACAGGTCGGTACAAGTAAAAAGAATAATATGTGACGCAAGAGACGTTGAATTGCTTACTGAGGACCACACCGTTGAAATGGAGGGTGAAGGTGTTAAGTATCAGATTGTAGATATGCTACAGCCTGCATTCAAGTTTACTGCTGAATTAATACTAGAAAGAATTATATAATGTTAGGAACTGCACAACTTAAAACCGCAATAGTAAGAAAACTAAGAGCTCAGTTTAGAACTGCTGCTGTACCTTACATACCCTCTACATGGAATACTATTATACAAAGTAAGCCTGTAGACAATACACCTTATCCTTATATCTGCGTCGAGATAGATGCTAACGATATACAAGAGGTTGCTGTAACCGCTCAAGGTAGCTCATACGATTACTACGTAGGCATCAAAGCTGTTACTCGCTCAGAGATCAATGCTGACACTAGAGAGACTAGAGACGCTATGGTATCTGAGATACAAAGAATACTAGACGTTGACTTCGATGAGTATATTAACTTAGAGAGCAACGGATTTAATCTGTACATACAAACTGTAGAAAGTGTAGACATCAGTGAACTAAATGAGATGGGGACTGACTTCTATATTGGAGACGTAATTCTAAAGGTTAGAATGGAAGCTGTAGGATCTAGAACAGCTCCAGAGGCTCAAGTATTATTGTCTTACTCAAATTTCTCAGTTACACCTCAGAACCACTCTTACGAGTTGCATGATGCTGGTAATATAACTTTACCTACAACATATCCAGCAAGTAACGGATGGGTATTCCAAAGCGTAGATTATAGCTTGGGATCTGATTCTGATGGTAGTATAAATAATAATGTGGTAACTGTATCTAGTGGAGATGACTTCATCTCAATGGTGAGTGTT